CAAATTTTTTAAGAGCCTTCATTGTAACACCGAACGAAGTGGTCTCGGACATAGAGGTAAACGGTTCAATAATCCTATAAGAGTCTCCAAAAATGTTACCAAAGGGCAATTCTTCTATTGGAATCTCCAAAGCATCATTGAGATATTCAATCTCTTGCTCTGTTGCTTCGTTAATTTCTTGTTCTTTAAGAAATTTGTTCCAATTCTCTAATAATAATTTCATTCTTTATCCTACAAATATTTTAAGTGGTGTCTCGGTCACAATAGCTTTGGCGTTGGTAACCATTTCTTTATCCGTAGCCAATAATTTATTATACGTCATTTCGTCAAGTTGCGTCTTTAATTCGTCTCGGAGAGCGTCTTGCTCTGCCTTGGCCTGACTTAACAAGTCCGACGCGTTTAAGCTCACATTCTCTCCAGGAATTGGCACGTTTCCACCAAACTTTCCTCTTATCTGTCCTAGCGTTTCTTTGCTCAATGCGAGAGCAAATCTTCTGATCCATTGTTTACCAATTGAGTTGATGTTTTCGTATGGAACATTCTCAAACGGAAGCGTGTTCATATTGTTGATTCCATCTTGTCCATTGTCATCTCCATCTTCCCAAATATCTGAGTTATCAACTGTAAAACGAAACCAGAACTTCTCTGGAGACACTGTGTCTGGGATTGGGTACAATCTTAGCTTATTATCAATAACTTCGTAGCTGTAATGCGATGTGCGAGTGTAAAGGTGGTCTTCATACTGTATGGCTTGTATCTTGTTTTGCCAAGCCGGAATTACCTGAAATGAAGAATCATCAGCATATTGTCCGTAAGTGTGCATATCGCCCACGACATTAAGTCCGCCATAATATCCATAGAATCTCCACATCTGACGAGGAGATACATAAAACACATTGCGGATCTTTACTCTTTTGTTTCCAACAATTGAAGAATAGGTTGAATCTGCTTCAAGAATAGCTTGCAGGTCGTAATCTTGTTGGTCTGCAACTGTTGTAACGGAAGCAGAATAAATTGTCTGGGTTCCGCCAACTCCGGCTTCTGTTGCAAACTTGTCTCCAATTCTAAAAGCAATCTCAAAGTTTAGTTTGGGATACTTAAGCTGAGCGTTTGTTGGGCCGGCTGTTGCTTCGCCTTTATGATCAAAAGAACCTGTGGTTCCACCAAGAGCAGAGCCCAAGATGTTCTTTGATTGATGGATGTTAATGAGATAAGAATATTCTAGAACAGCATCTTCATAGCTGGCATAGACATTGTCTTCTGTCAATTCAATATCAAGAACGTCTCCACCCAATCGCTTGTATGTAAAAGCGACTTGTGCAGCAGCACCTGTTAAGAATTCTTGTGAAGAATTGTAAACCTTCATAGGACACGCAGCCGCTACATTTGCGGGACTACCTGTAACCGGCAATATAATTGCAGAAGTTTGTGATGTTGGTGTGAGCGTTGGTAAAGCCATTCATTATCCTCCGAGACTTAATAAATAGTTTAGATAAAGAGAAAGCCTCTATTCTGAGGCTTTGTTAAAAGTTGGTTTGCTTTTTGTCTTTGAAGCGGTTTTCTTTCTAGTTGTTTTTGCTTTGGGTTTTTTTGCTGATGCTACCTTTGGTTTTGTGATCTTGGGCTTAACAACTTTCTGTTCGGAAGCAATTTTTGCTAGTCTTTGTTTCTCCGCTTCTTCTTCAAGTGCTTTGATTTCTTGTTCTTTTATTATCCTTGCTTTCTCGGCTTCTTGAGAGGCGAGCATTGCAATTCTATTTTCTTCTTCAAGTTTCAATCGCGCTTCTTCTGCGGCTATTCTTTTTTCTTCTTCAAGCTTTGCCATTCTTACGGAATTCTCTTGTTCAAGTTTCATTTGATTTTCTCGTTCAATTCTTTCCAAACGATACTTGCGTCTTAAACGCTGTGATTTTCTTGCCATTATAGCTCCTTTTGTTAATATAGTAATTAGTTTAAAAACAAAAAGCCCACCGAAGTGAGCTTAGTCTTAATGTTGTGGAGATTAAGGTTATGCTGTTGGGACTGCTACTTCGTCTAGCTTCACAACACCTTGGCAATAGTAATTTGTGCCATCACAAATAATTTCAACAAAATCGCCTTGGGTCATCTTTGGAGAGCCGCTGCCTTCAAATACAATTGAAGTATGTCCAGCGCTATGTGGGCCGTCAGTAGCGGTATCCGTTTCAAGCTCTACAAAATGAGAAACAAGAACATTAGTATCGGACGTAGTAAGTTCGGTTATTACATGATCAGCGGTACCTGTTACGGTAATTCCGCAAATTACCTTACACCACCAGCCATTTCCAGCATCGGCAATAGCAGGTAGAGTTAAAGTTATTCCACCAGCCGCCAAGTTGAACATATAAATTGTTCCACATTCAGCCTTCGTAGCGCTATGACTTGCGGTAAGTGCTTTAATCTTCTTTCTGTCTGCAGAGTATCTTCCAGATTTTGACATAATTTGTTTCTCCTTAAAATGTATAAAATTATATTGGGCCGGAGCCCGTTTTCAGTAGTAAATAGTACCCACAAATAGAAAACCCCCAACCAAAATGGAAGGGGGTTATTTTTTTATCTCAATCAATTAAGACTAGGAAGCTCCGCTTTCTCCGAGAAGTCCGCGAACGATAACAAGACCGTACATATCAGGACGAACCATCTTCTTAGCATAGCGAGTCATTACACCCTTGCGAGGTACAAAGTCTTCTACACCGAAAATAGTTGGAGTAGTTTGGAGTGGAACGTAAGGAGCATAAACATAACCACTTTCAAGGAAAGAGTTACCTTTACGGCCCATAAGAATTACGTTACGTGGGAAGTAAGGATCAACGATTACGTCGAACTTACGGCTGAGAGATCCAATCTTAACAGCACCGATTTCGCCTTTGTCAGCGTCAGCAGTTACGTTAGCACGGAATCCAGCTGTAAACTCAAGAACGTTAGCAACTTCAGGAGAAACTACACAAAAGTTAGCTCCACCACGAAGTGTCTTACGGTGAATTTGAGCAGAAACGTCATTCATTGTTTCAATGAGAGTCTCATACCACTCTGAAACTGTTCCAGTGAAATCAGGAGCAGCAGCAGTAGCACCAATCTCAGCACCAGTTACACGATTAACGAACAATCCTGGAGAACGAGACCAGTAGAAAGTTCCAGCCTTAGCACCGTTCACAAGATCAGCAAGGATCTCACGATCGATTTCAAGAGCAATTTGCTCAGAAAGGATAGAAGTAAGTTCTACTTCAGCGTCAAGGTTGTGATAAGCATTCAAGTCTTGACCAAGCTCAGGAGTCCATTTAGCTTTAAGCTTCTTGGTTTGAGCGGTGATCGCGATTGAATCAACCTTGATGTCGATTTCTGGAATGTTTGCGTTGTTTTCAAGTGCATAATTATCACCTTTAATTCCGCCAAGTGCGCCACCAGCAGCCAAATTGTCTTTGATTGGGTAAGTAATCGCTCCAGCAGAAAATGCTGTTGATTCCTCAGCAGTGGTACTGTCTGAAGAAATATCACTACCATTTGTGATGGTAAAGAAAAATCGCACAGAGGCTACACCAGTTCCAGCATCTCCAGCAGCAATTCGTTTAGTTAAACGACGAATTTGCTTAACTTCACCAACGGCATCAACACCAGTTACATCGGTCATATCATTGATAGCAGCCAATAGTTCTGTATTAACAGTCCATTGGAATGCAGACAGATTATCATAATCAGCATGTGATGGAGATGTTGCATTATCTAGCTTTGTTTCAGCAACATCAAATGCCACTACACCAGTTGTAGTTTCTGCTAATAGATCAGCATCATATTGGATCAACTTCTTGATAGCCTCGGAAATATTTCCGTCTAATTTTGCTCTTAATACTTCGGCACATTCAGCGATAGTGTTGTTAGTAAGATCCTCTGAACTTCCGCTTGGGGAAGAATAAGAGTAGCCTACCATTCCACGAGGTCCACTAAGATCTTCTCCTTGTGATCCAACGATGCTTACACCACCAGTTACTTCTGAAGCAAGTCGGTTGGTACCATAGACTGATGCATTGCTAGCGTTACCCAAACGAGGCATTGTACCGCTTCCACCACCAGCATCCGGAGAGAATGCAAAGTCAAGAAAGAAGATGAGTCCTGATGGAAGGCTCATCGGTTGAACGCTTACGAGATCGTTAGCGATAAGTCCGGCGAATACACGACGAACGATTGGAAACGCAACAGCTGCGA